AAATAGTATTGATCTTTTTTCAGATACAATCAAACATTGTATTGCGTTTGTAAAATAAAAGTTAATAATGCTTTTATTTTGATTTACAATCTCTTGCAGTCATTGCGATCGCCAAACCATCAACGGTTAATAAAAACATAACTACCACAAACCACATAATAAACAATATGATGCCACTAACAGATGTTCATTTACAAGAACATATCAATAATCTAAATACTGTTCATGTACAGAATGGAGCATCTGGTTATGCAAAGTATGCGCTCGAATATCCTCTAAAGGATATGATTTTATGTACTGATTTTCAGAGAAGAAGTTGTAAATACAAGGACGAAAATGGAAATGTTGTATCTGATCCAGAAATGACAAAGATAACAAAAAGATTGTTTTCTGCTATTAAGGAGCGAAATGAGGAGTTAATCAATGAATATTCAGCTGAATTACAAGAAAAATGGAAAACTCTAAACACATCAGGGCCTTCTGAAATGAGGAAGAAATTGTTGATTTTTCTACCAAAACAAACGATGCGTTAGAATTTATAATGAATATATTATCTCAAAAAAGACAGGTAAATGAGATGGCAGATGGTATGAGACCAGAATTATTTTATGGCTTCATTAGAGAGTTAGCAGCAGGTTGTTATCGGGCAGATAAATAGTTTTTTCCAATCGAGTCTTGTAAACAAAGATAATTAGTATGATTATTATAATCATACTAATTACAAGCATAATAGTTTACAATATTTTTTTTTGACGTTCCTTTTCCTCCTCCATACTCTGTGTATGTATTTTGATAAATTTATATAAAATATGTCTAAGAGGTATAGGAAAATCTGTAAATGACCAAGTCAAGTCCTCCTTTCCTTTACACAATGAATATCTCTTTCCTTTATAGGGAAGTTCATCTGAACATTTTTCTTTTCCATTGTGATAAATCTGGATAAGTGCATAAATTAAATCATTACCTGATGTGTCAATATCTTGAATCTTTGATACAAATTCCTCTTTTTCTTTTATTGTTAGATCTTTCTTTGGTATATCCTTATTAAGACTATCAAAAAGCGGAAAATTAATCATTTTATTTTTAAAAGCAATTTGCTTTTAAAAATCATTTTGAATTTAACGACCGATTTTTTGAAAAGATCGATCCGGAAAATCGGAGGAGGCTCATAACTGTTGCTCTTATTCGTATGAATTAGTAAGAATATTCTTTTTTAAAATTAGTAATTCATATGTAAGGAAAGCAATTTTCTGATTAAAAATTTAACGACCTCCGAATTGTTCCGAACCTCTTCCGGCTAATCCCATTCCAGAATTACGTGGAAGATTATTTTGTTGTTTAGAACGTTCTGGACCAACGTTATCTTTTCCATATGCATCATCAAAATCTAGATAACATACTTTATCGTCAGGACCACAAAGTGGGTGACCGATTGTATAAGCAGGTATACTTCCTCTAGAATCTTCTTTAATTACCTCATCCTTTGTAGAATTCTCCTGTAACTGTACACTACGAGCAACTTCAACTATAAAACGTCCAATCTCTTCTGCAATATAAGGTCCGTTATACCTCATGTGAGGTTTTCCGTTAATATAAAGAATAATATATGGCACAACCTTGATAGGAGCTATCGTTTCTCTAGACATCATTACACATTGTTTGTTGTGACTAACGTTGATCATACCAAACTGACAACCTCCTACAGATCCAGGCATTCCCTTAAAAATAGGAATCAAAGATTGACAATGAACGCATTCTGTAGAATAAAATAAAATTAGAGAAAACCCTTGTAAGTTTGTACACATGATATTACCTTTATTACCACGTTGTATGTTAAAGTCTTCAGAAGTGAGAAAAAGTAATCCACTCATTTTTATCCCATGGTGGAATTGCATTTAAGCTGAAATATAACAACTTAAAACTCATTTTATAACCTTATATTATATTGTTCTAGTCTTTTATTTAGTTTAGAAAAGACGTTAATTGTCTAATAATGATGTGTATGATAGAATAACACTTTTTGTTAGTCGTTAAGAACTTCCGGAAAGTTTTGAATATCAGAACTATTCATATTTAAATTATTTATCTTTTAGATGTAATTTTAATACATAACAAAATTTTAAAAAAGTAAATTTTTAAACACTGAAAAAACATTTACATTAAGAAAAATGGCTAAAGAGATAAAAATTTTTAACCCACGTGACAAACCTTTTGGGTGTCTTAGCAATAACTATAGCAACTACAATCGAGGCTTTAAACAATCAATACCTGTTATACAAAATCTAAAATTTGGAAATGGAAAAGCTTGTCAAACTTTAACGAATTACATATACGCTTCTCTTCTTCAAGATGGATCAAGAAAAAAAATAGTTTGTAATGCAGACCCAAAAGAAGCGAAGGGCCAATATCATGAACAAGCCACAAATGAAAAGAACGATAAAATATTAGAAGCTGTTAAAGAAGCTTTAAAATATATGTTTAATCAAAATACTGTGTTGGCAGACTTACTTTTAAAAACTGGTAACAGAGATCTATTTTATATACCTAAAAATACTGATCTCTTTCTTGGAATTAATGAAACTGACAAACAAGGTGATAATTGGTACGGAATTTGCTTACAGCAGGAACGTCGGGACTTAGTTATTAAGAGAAGAACACAACAAACACAAAAAGATAATGAAAATAAAAAAAATATTATGTATAACGCATATTTAGCTCAAAAAGCTCTGGTAGATGCTATTGATAAAAGAGGAGATGACTTAAAAAATTATATTGATCTTTCTTTAGATCAAATCTTGCAAAAATTTAATCGAGAAAATATTACAAGGAATTTGAAGCCGATGTCTCGGGAAGATTTTTTGGAACATTTTCCAAAGATTCCAAGACATATTTCCGAACAAGTTGCTTCATATATTCTAGATCCAACAAATATGGTTCGTTTAATTCGTAAAGATTATCTCCTCAAATTAAAAGAAAAAAAACTCGAAGAAATAAAGAAGCAAATTTTCTACATGTATGCTGACTACCTTCTAGAGAAAAAAGGTGTAGCGCCTGTAGACTTTGCAAAAGCCAAAGAAGAACAATTTTCTGGTCAAAAATTTCTTAACGAGGCCGGTGACCTTCAAGACAGGCTTTACAATCTTTATAGAAAAGGAATGTTATCTGACAGATTGTCTACAGATATTGATAATTTTTTAAAAAGATATAGTATACCTAGCGATAGAGAGATATATGATGCTGAAAACTACGTACCTCTTGTTAAAAAAGCTGTCGATGCACAACCGTATGAATATGTGTCTTCAAATACAGATCCTATTTATATATTACCTTCAGATGCAACAAGAAATGAAATGTATACCAAAAATGCTGATTACGTTCTTTTATCTCCTGATAGTGTATGTAAACCTCCCATTAAAATAAATGGAAGAACATACTTGACTGTAAATCATTACATTATTGAAAAACTCATGCTGCAATTAGGTGTCACAGATGTATATTCTTCTTATATTTTAAACCCAGAAGGAGCTTTCAGAAATCTTCCTGTTATTGTAAAAGATTATGAGGAACTTAATAATAAATTTTATAAAGACAAATTAATAAAATATGCAAAAGAAGGTTTGAAAATGAAATTTGACAATCGTATATTGCAAGATTATCTTTTAGCGACAGGGGATGCTAATCTGATATATAATGATCGTGAAGATTTTATTCTCGGATCTGGATCTAAAAACGAGGGTGATAATGAGGTTGGAAAGTATTTAATGAACCTTAGAACCAAATTTGCACAGGACAGGAATAAAGAAGAATTTAACCTACTAACACCTGCTGATATTAAATTAGTTATGAATGATTTTATGAAAGATTGGGTAACCCAGAAAGTAAAAGATTCGTGTAGAACAATAGTTACAATTAATAATTATGTAAAAGAAAAATTTGACACTACAATCAGTGTGTCTCCAAAATTTGTGGAAATGATACTTGATAATATTTATCACCCGTGTTCTCACATTTACGGAGCAGTTGATAATATTAAGGTTCAAGCACCTGAATATTTTGTAGATATAGTGAGAAATTGTGTTGGTATGGAATCAGCAACTTCACAAATCATTGATGTATTGTGGAAACGTATTGCGGTGATAATTTATTATTTAATAATACATTTAGGAGAAAAGGGAGCAAAAATTCACGATATCAGTTCTCAAATAGCTAAGGTTCAAGTATTGAAATCCGACCCAATTAAGTGTGAAAATATTGTTTCAGACGAATATGAAAATTGTATTATAGTTGCTCTGGTTAATTTAATTATTGGAATAATTAATTTTAATTTATTAAATTCTAATACAGAAACCAATGTTACAAAAGTTGAAGTTCAAGCAGCAGTATCTATAATTCTTGAGAGTATAATAAGTAAGAAATTACCAAAACAAGATGCAGAAGAAATTGTTGAGGGTGATAAAGTTCCTAAAGATGGAAAAAAAGTCGATGAAGATCTCACTCAATACGATCTTGACGAAGCGATTGCTGAAGCGATTGCTGACAATGCGGATAAAGATTCTCTTGAATTTGAATTAAGTGAAGAAGAAGAAGAAATTGAAACTGATGAGGGAGAACCTGGTTATGGGTCTGAAGAATTTGACAACAGTGACGAACATTCACCACATAATAAAATTGATAAAATTGTTAACTATTTGAAAGGATTTCAAGCGATTAAATCAGATGATTATCAACAGCTAGCGACTTATATTAACCAAGCGGTTGCAATTATTAAAAACGAAACCAGACTAATTTCGGAACAAATTAAAAGAAATCGTGTGAATTTTTTCTCTAGTAGTAAATAGATTTTAAATCACCCGCAGCCTTTCTAATTAAATAATTCAAGAAAAAGAATCTTTCCATTATCTCCTTAAACGAGTTGTATTATATTTAAAGTTCTATCTAACACAAAACAACATTACCAAAGGCAGAAAAAAAAAATTGAGGTTTAAGGAATAATTATCGATGATAAAATTAAAAATGTCGTTGAATCAAACTGTTGCAAAGGCTTTAAATGAAGCCGTTAATAATTTTATTCGTCAGATTGCAATCAAATATAATTTGGATCAAAACGAGCTTATGTCGGAATGGGATGGTACAACCACATCTAAGATTAAAGTACCTATTAAGAAATCTTCAACTCCAGACATCGCATCAAACACTGATGATAATATGAATGAGGCTACACTATCTCAATATAAGAAGGTTGATCTTCAGGCTCTTTGCCGACAGAAAGCTCTTAAATGCACTGGAACAAAAGAACAACTCATTGGATATCTTCTTGGAAAGGATTCTAGCACTTCACCTTCTAAGAAAGAAGCACCGGTTAAGAAAGTTATTGAAGAGAAGATCATTTCAACTCCTGTAGCAAAGAAACTTACGTCTTCTATTCCAACAGTTGCTATTCGTCGAAATCAACATGGAAATCATGAACATCCGGATACATCTCTTGTCTTTGATAAAAAGACTAAGAAAGCAATTGGAAAGCAAAATCAAGATGGTACTATAGATGATCTTACTCCAGAGGACATTGACATCTGTAATAAATGGAAATTTCAGTACGTTCTCCCAAGTAATTTAGACAAGAAAATTGCTTTGAATGATGTAAAAGTTGACGAGCTTGATTGTGAAGATGATGAGGTTCTTGAAAGCGATGAAGAAGTTCTTGAGGAAGAGTTAATAGAAGATGAAGAGGAAGAGGAAGAAGAATATGAAGATGACGATGTTGAATATGAATGAAGTGTGATTTGATAAAATAATATTCTAATAAAATATTATTTTTTAAGGATTATGATTAAATTCTAAAGTAAAATTTATAATGTTAAATTTTAGTTTATTTATGCTAAAAATACTTGAAGAAAACTAATGTTTCATATTTTAGACGTGTGATCAGGATACACATCTATTGTCTTTTAACATAATCGTTAAATATTTCATTTAGATTTTCTAGATTTAAAAAGTCGAGAGAAAATCTAAAAAACACATACTAGTCAAAGTTGTGGCGGTTGAGTATAATATTTAAATTTTTTTATTATATATAAATGAGTGAGTGGATAAAAGAAATTAGTTCTACTGGTAAAACATATTTATTTAACACAAAAACAGGTGCTTCTAAATGGGATACAAATTCAGATGAACATCATGGTTTATCTGTAATAACAAGAGGCTTGCAAACATTACCACATGCTTTGGTAATTCAAATTATTGAAAGCATGTTTACACAAAATCTAGAAGATGGTTCGATAGCTATTAATGCTATCATTAATTCTGGGTATTTTAAATTAATAAATGCTATGCTCAAAAATAATATTAATATGATGTGTTTTATGAGAACACGTTTGTGGCTTCGTATGATATTAACAATGGGTTATAATTTAGATGATGGTACTTTTACTGACGAAAAAAGTTTACCATGGGAATCTGAAATTATTGAATCGCAAAAAATTGTTATTAATGATTGTAAGTATACGAGTAGAGTTCATGATTTGTTAGACATGTTTCAAGGAAATCCAACCAAACCTCAACGTATCATTAACTTTTTAAGAATTACAAAATCTCGTACAGGAGCTGAAATTGGTCTTAGTCGTATGGCTGATTTGCTTTTATGGAAAATGTATGAAAATGAAACAGATTCTTATGGTAAAAAATTTTTACGTGGCTTAAAAAGAGTTTTACCCGAAACAGATGAAACTATAACAACAAGTATTATTAACTTTATGAGATCGAATAACTATGATTCTGATGAAGAAAGCTATTTTATAACATTCTTAAAGGGTGGTCCGCCCAAAAGTGTAAATATTAAATATTTTGATGTCAGAAAAGTCACAAATATGTCAAGTTTATTTGATCGCATACCAAAAGATTTAAGATTTTATGAAACTATAGATCTTAAATATTGGGATACTTCAAACGTTGTTAACATGAGTTGGATGTTTAATGACTTTTACGGTATATTATTAAATATTAAAAACTGGAATACATGCAGAGTTAAGAATATGTCAAATATGTTTAGTCGTTTTGAATCGTGGAATATTTCAAACAATATTTCAAACTGGTGTACTAGTAGTGTAGAGGATATGACTAGAATGTTTTATCTTTCTAGATTTAATCAAGATATTAGTAGGTGGGACATTAGTCGAGTTAAGTTTATGTATGTTTTATAGTTCTAGATTTAATAAAGATAGAACATTTTAGAATTACAATGGTATGTTATCTTACGAATTGTCTTCAAATTTTATTTGAGTATGAGTATGAAGACTTATACAAATGATTTGGTAAAATAATATTCTATTAGAATATTATTTTTAATAGAAAAAACAGCATTTTCAAAAATTGAATCTAAAAATAAAATAATTTATTATTAGTATGTAAATGAAAAAGAAGAAGAAGAAATACAATATAAATAGTCGTTTTAAAGAACTAAACATTATTCCTAAAGGAATAGGTATTCCAGAGGAATTAATTGAACTAGCAATAGAATGTTCATCTGATATAAGAAATTCTGACGTTTGGGAACAAGCAGGTCAGGGAGCGGTAGGTACAGTTTATACCAGATCTGATTATGAATACGCTGTTAAAATACAAAAAGTTGGTAGACTTTTTTCTTCAGAAAGGAAAGCCCTCGCAGATTTACAACAAATTTTATTAAAAGAAAAAGGAGTAGTTCCTAAATTATATGCATCTTGGATTTTTGATGGAAATGGATATCTTTTAATAGAAAAACTTCGTGATTGTTGTGGTATGAAAAGTAAAGAAATGGAATATGCTCTGAAAAAAATAGAAGAATATGGGTGGTTACATTTAGACATATCTGTATGTAATAGAATGGTTAATAAAGATGGAAAATTGGTTCTAATTGATTTTGGTTGGGCTGTTAAAAAACCATCTGATGATAAAAAAACGTATTCAAAACATCCTATATCTATACATTTATGCAAAGCATTTACTTATGCAGAACTTAAAATAAGGCAAGATTCTGATTTTAAAATGATTTACTCTAAATATCTCGACGAAGAAGAAGAAGAAGATATTCAAATGTATATACCAAAACAACCAACTCCTCGTCCTATTACAAAAACAGACTCTTCGTGTATTATCATTTGATATAAATAGAATTATAATAAAGTTTTTACTTTAACTAAAATCATAAAGATTAAAAACCACACTTTTTTGGTGTGGTTTTATATTTCTTAATTTTTCTTTTATTTTTCAGACAACTCATGTTTCATATTTAGACGTGCGACCATCCTTGTTATATCACACATCTCTTGATCGTTTTTCACCTTTACTGTGCATGTTGGATCAAAACCAAGTTGACCATAAGACATTTGGTATATTTTTCCGGGAGTATCTCTAACAGTTCCATCATGTTGTATCTTCATATCTTCTGTGAGTTTTACAATTCTCCTTTGCATGTAACCAGACGTTGCTGTTCCCATTGCTGTGTCACAAACACCTTCTCTGCCTGACATTGCGTGAAAATAAAACTGTCTTGGATTTAATCCACGAAGAAATCCTTTGCTAATAAAACCACGCGATTCATATTCCATTTCAGGTGCTAGTTCTCCAAAAGGGTAATGTGGAAGAGAACGTTTTCCGTGATTTATCAAAAGAGGCACTCTTTGACCTTTCAAATTTTGTTGACCAAGAAGACCAGTAATTTGAGCAATGTTAAAAAAGTCTCCTTTGCTTCCAGAAAGAACTGTTGAAAGAAAGTTGTTATCTTCTGAGAGAGCTTCTTTTGCTATTCGCAAACCAATGTCCTTAGCTTTATTCAACGATGCGTTTATTCTAATTTCGCGAATACTAGGGTGAGAAGTTGCTTGTTTAATTGCTTCTGCTTCAATATAACACTTTCTAACAACGTCTCTAATCTCTGCCTCTTTAGTCACACCATCTTCATTAACAGTCTGTGGAATTAAACAATCACCTAAACCAACTGAGAATCCATCTACTAGAAGATACTGATTCGTTACAAATTGTATACAGTCTATAAAGTAAGATGCTGTTTCAGGTCCATACTCTTTGTGAAGCAAGTGATGAATAGAGCTGTGAGATGCACCAATAATTGCTTTATCGAGAGTTCCTTCATACATCACCCCTCTCCAAATTTTAACAGTTGGTTCTTCCGGATTAGCATCGTTTGTTCTTTCATATATAAAATCTTTTGGAAGAAATAGAGATACTAAACCATGACCATTAAAACACTGAATTTTCTTTTCCTTTTCTTTCAAAATACGCCTAATGTGCTGAATTCTATCCATGATCTCAGCAGATGTCATTGTTCCATCTGTAGATACTTTATTTAACGGTCCTGATCTAGCCCATTCATCCCTATAAGAATCTACTCCAAACAGAACAAATTTTGATGTTTGTTCTACAATTGTGGGTTTTTTAACCCAAGGTGCTCGAGGAAGTGACATTGCAATATTAAAAAACTGACCTGATGTTAATTTTACGGAATTTCTAGTCATTCTATATGCTCCAAGAAGAGAATCTTGAACAATTGCCATATTTGGCTTACTACTTTGAGGAGAGATCATATTCCATTGCGCAGCAGATAGATATTTCATTTCTGCCTGTGACTCAAGCGATTGAGGTACGTGTATATTCATTTCATCTCCCGATGATCTCCCTATGCTTTCACATAGGGTCGGACTGTATCTTAAGCCGATTCAGGATTGGTAGTCCATCATTATCGACCAACACCCGTGCAGTCTCTGAACGCCTGCCATATCCTTCCATAACGGACGTAGGCAGTAACGCTGCGGATTGCCCAATCCCTAACATTATTACCATTGGGTACGGCTATTAACCGTGTTCCCCAGTTAGTGTTTCCACATACTGGGTGGTAGTTAGGGCTCTAAGGGGTTTCCCGCATCAAGGTGTTTCGCAAGTATTAGGAAATACTCACTAGGAGGTAGCACCCTTTTCAGGCCTCCTGTTTTTGACAGAGGTAAACCTAATCAAAATCGGCATTAAAACCTTTGGTAACAGATAAATTTATTCTAAACGTCTTAAAAGGCATAATAATTACTTGCATTGCAAGCATACTTGATTTGTGTAATGTGGGCTGTCTATTTAACAAAACGTAGTCTCCATTTTGAAGTGGACGATCAACTACCCATCCAATAGGTACTTTGTACTTACGATTAGCAACTTTTAACTTTGTCAAAAACTCTCCATCACGTTCAACTTGATCACCGTCTTGTACAAGTTCTCTACCATCAATAACTTTAATAAGCTCACCACCACGGTGAATGACATCACCATGCATCAATCTTGTACCTCGACGAAAACGCTTGAGATCAATTACAGTCTCGCTATCCGGTTTCCAAACAGATTTAACATCTCCCCCATCAACTAGAGCTTGTAATTCTTCTGCGTTAAAATCTGTAACACGAACCGGTGATGTCAAAATTTTGGCAATTTCTTCTGGAACTCCAAGATAACCCATTCTTAAAGTTGGGTCCGGACCGATAACAGTACGAGCGGTTTGATCACAATTATGTGTGATAGTAGCATCTCCTAGCAAGAAACGATTATTTTTATCTACTTCAAACCCATAATATTTTCCAACACCATCTTCAACAATTTTGATATTATAACAAGACATATCTTTTTTACAAGGCGCATAACATTTCTTATGTGGAAGAAGAGTCGGAATATTTTCAATACCAGCACCTGATATAACTAATTTCAACGCGTTTCCATGTTGTTTTCCATCTTTATTAGTCCATGATGTTTTCTTGTCAGTAACTGATGTTCTAAATCCTAGAGACATTGCTATACGCTGTGCTCCATCAATAATTTCTTTATGCTCATAACATTGAGTTATCGCAATTGTTGTTCCATCATTTTCAACCGAACCATCTGTGTCAATTAAACCAGCTAAAACAAGAAGTCTAGTGTTCACATCATTAATAATATAATCTTCAGGGATATGCTTGTTACTAACAAGATCATATTCTCTTAATTTTTGTGTCAAAGGATTACAATCATATCCTTTCTTAACACAAATTGAAGATATATAAAAGTGTATAGATTTATCGTTCTTGTCATGAATAAGAACCTTAGAACCATTATTAGATGCCCATATTTTCCAATAATTTATTAATTCTTCGTCTACAGAAGTAAATGCTGGTTTTTTAGCAGTACCATCTCCTAACCACATTCCTAAAATTCGTGGATCAAGACTGACAGGTTTATGCTCCCATTGAATAGGTGTATTTAATTTAACACCTAGCATTAAACGACGATCAGTCTCCGGTAATGATAAATAATCTTTAACATGAATATCAATAATAGGATTAACATCTATAGTGTTTCTGAATTGTTCCATCTCTTCTAATGCTTGCTCTTTCGTTAATCCAAGAACAACAGCGACTTCAATAGATTTTTTACTCTTACCATCTGTATAATTTAAACGAAAAGTTCCATATGTTTTTCTCTTCTCATTCCATGTAATTTTTTTATCCTTATCTAGTTTTAGTAAATCTCTTCTTTCCTCTACCTCTTTCAACGCATCTTCTTTTGTTTTTGGTGGAATAATAGATACTCTTTTTACGTGAATTTTCCGATCACTTCTTTCATACCATTTCATAACCCAAGACCCATTCTTACCTAAATTTTCTCGCCAATTGATACACGCATGACCACAATATTTAAGTGTTAAAATATGTTCGCAGCTAATACCATAGTCATCCCCATTTGATTGTATAACTTTATAAAGTGGACTAGTACCGCTAACCGTATCTATTACAGTTCTTGGAGCACCATCATCTCCAATAACTACATCTCCTATTTTAATTTCTTCTGCTCTTTTAGGTAAACCGGTGTTATACATTAATACTGGTGTATCTGGTCTGATCGAGCGCTTACCCATCATGTTATTTCTTATTTGCCCATCTTTTCCTGTGAGACGTTCTTTAATACCCTTGATTGGACGCCCGTTTGTAGTATGTTTCGCCTTACCTTGACCATTGTTAAAAGTAGTCATTATACGAAATCGCAAGCTAGCTAAAGCGCGTTGTTTTATTGTTTCACGCTTGTCGTTCTTTTTAGCACCTTCATCTTCTTCTAGTAAATTGTTATTGGCTTTGATAATTTCTATATATTGAATTGTCAAATCGTCATCGCACATCTTGTTGTCCGCACGAACGTAAGGTCTGTCACAAGGTGGTAAAACAGGTAAAACAGAAATGATAAAATTTCTTGGATGACATAGAGCTGGATCAAAACCTAACAACACCACGTCTTCGTTTGTAATATTGTCAAAAATTTTCTTGATTTCTTCTGTGGTAAGTACAATACTGGTCTTGTTCTTCTTTCCGTCTTCATACATTAAAGAAAAACTGCTGTCTATGGCTGTAAACTTAATCTTTGGTAAATCCTTTCCGCATATTACTGGTTCTCCATCTTCATCAAATTCTCCAGTATGTTGACAGCAAATATCCACTTTTTTTATCTTTTCAAGAATTTTGACAAAACGTGCTTCGCCCTTATACCTATTCAACCCAGAAATAGAAATCTGTTCAGGCTGAAGTACTAATCGATAACATTTAAGACAAAAACAATTCAAAAAGGCTGTAACACGCTTATAATATAGAGGATGTACTATAGGTTCATTTAATTCAATATATCCAAAGTGTCCAGGGCATTCGACTGCGCTTTCTTTACATGTTTCACACTTTTTTGTAGAATCTGTAGAACCCATACGTGGATCATAAACACTTCCTGCACCACTCTTTTTTACACTATCAACTTTGCAAACAGCCATACTTAATATTTCTTCAGGGGAATATATTCCAAATGTTATTGATTCAATTTCTCTGGTATCATGGTCCATAATTTATATCTTTTTTGATTTTTCTTATAAATTTTCGATTTTACTTTTGAAAATGTAAATCTTATACTAAAAGTATAAGATCTGATTGTTTCTTTATATATTAGGTCTTTTGGATGGTTCATTCGATAACATCAATTTAACATTATCAGGTACATTAAACGATTCAATACCAGTTTTAAAAATAGAAATAAACTCCATAGATGATTTGCAATGACTAAATAACTGAAGATAAATAACACCTAAACTATAAATATCAGATTCAAATGTGTAGACAGGTATCTCAGATTTTGCCTCTGGTGCTAAATAAAGTTCAGATCCCATATACAAATCAGACATAATACGACTATCATTATTTTCATAGTACTTTGCTAATCCAAAATCACCAACATATGCGTGCTGCATATCAGTAAATATATTATCAGGTTTTAGATCTCTATGCATAATACCTTTTGAATGTAAATATTTTATAGCACTAACTATATCTTTCCACACATTTTCTTTGTTTAGATTTTCATTAAACATGACATCTGTAAGTGTGTGATCATAGAACTTTGTTTGAATACATAGTATTGGTCTATTTATTTTATTGAATTCTATCCATGAAGTATTATATCTAAGAATATTTGGATGTTCAAGCTTGGCAAGAACACGAATCTCCCTCAAAAGTAAAGAGGTGTTATCCTTTAATGATAAAAGTTTATCATCTGATGATATATCATCAAGCAAATCTATTTTCTTTAAACTATATATTTGATCATCAAGCATATTATATATCTTATATACTTTACCATGAGATCCACCACCTATGTAACTAAGTGTTCTAATTAATGACGATTGTTCTAAATTATTTACAACCAACTTACTATCATTTGATGGTGTCTTAAATAATTGAATCATAGTTATATAGTAATTATAAAACATATAAATCAATTTCTAACGAGACATACTAAAAACCATCATGGAGATAATGCAGTTTAACATTTCCATCTATACAAATATTTGTATTTACTTGTTGAGTTTGTATTTATTTTAACTAAATTTAAAATTGATTTTTCTTTTGTATATTATACATTTTTGAGAGTAAAAAAATATATTTTTTATTATCTAATATTTATTAAATGAAGAGCTCACGAAGATATTCTACTAAAAGTCAGAATAATAAAAATATTAGCATTCCTTATATCATATCTCACCGAGATATAAATACAATTAAGCCAAACACTCTTACAGTTGCGGCGTATCCTCATTTTTACCCAATTTGTTATTATAATTCAGCTGGAAATTTAGCAGGTCTAGACGTAGATATCATGAAAAAGTTTGCAAAAGAAGCAAAACTTAACATTGTGTTTAAAGAATTTAATTCATTCAAAGGAATATGGAATAAACCTGCAATTGACAAAGCGGACATATCTATTGGAGGAATAGCAAACTCTAAAGGGCGCACTAGAGTTGCAACAGAATGGTCTATCCCTTATTTTTATGTAAAAAGAAGTATCCTCTTTAAAAAATCAAATCCAATCAGATCTTTTCCTGATGATGTGAATGAAACTGTACTAGGTACAGAAGGTTCCACAGGATGGAATGATGCTAAAATTTTATTAAAAAGTGTTAACAAACAAAGATTTCTGAGAAAGGGAAAATCAGAAAAAGAAGATTTGTCTGATTTGTTAAGTGGAAAAATATCAGGTTTGATACGAGGGGATTTTACCGCTCGAGCTATAATTCGTAAAAATCCAAAATTAGGAATGATAGAATGGGAGGCTGATCAATCCATTTTATCTTCAGATGGGGAAGTCTTTGCATTTCCAACCAAAAAGGGTAGCGGAATTGCAATTTTATTATCTGCATTTTTGACTGATAATATTCACAATGGTTATATGATTAAGCTTATGAAAAAATATTATTTAACAAATAAATGATTAATCTAAAATTTATTTAACTGATTATAGTAATCAATTTTACATATCCTCCGCTTTGTATAACATTCTGTCCATACTAAAAACCATCATGGAGATAATGCGGTTTATCATTTCCATTTATACAAACATTTGGATTTACTTCTTGTGTTTCTATTTATTTTAACTAAATTTAAAATTGATTTTTAAACGTGTGCAAAGTTATATGCTCAAGATGCTAAAACAAAAAAATCCCGACATAGTTTACCCTTCTAATGTTGGTAAAATATGGACGGAAGAAGAGGAAAATGTATTAATGGAAGAATTGAATAGTTCTATGGGTATTGCAACAATTGCAAGTCTTCATGGTAGAACAGCTCACGGTATTGAATGTAGAATTAGACAAATAGTATATAAAATGCATATGAATGGAGCTAGTATTGAAGAAATTGCGAGCAAAACAAAATTACAAGCAGAAGAAATATCGGCACTTATTTCCAGACAAGAAAAACGTATGTTTAAAATCTCCAAAGCATCAAAAGATTGTAATTGTTGTTTGGAAATCAAAAATTTGAAACAACAAATAGAAGAACTTAAAACAGTTAACAATGAAATTCTACGTCTTATCAAACAGATATATGAATTTGAATCATAGTAAAATCTCCATATTCAGTAATAATATGGAGATAAAATCAGAAGAATGTTACACATAGCAAGAAATTGTTTTACAAAAAGTGAAAGTTGTCATCAATAGCATATTGTTTACAACTATATACCTTGCTTATTTTTTCTAAGCAATCGTTTACGTATTTTTTTAACGCATTCATCTCTTTGTTTATTTTTACTAACTCATTCTCGTCGTACAATCTGTAAAATAAATCTGTCATACATGCCACATACATTCCTAAAACATTAGAAATTTCCCCTTTCTTGGTGTTATCCTTCTCTCTTTTTTGTAATATCTTTTTCATTCCATCTTTTGTTATTTTATTCCTCATAAAATCAATTCGCAACTGCATATTCGAATATAATCTTCCCTCTGTTGCAAATCTCGGTAGTTCGACAAATCTAACATGTATAACTTGTCTACATGTCTCAATGATATCTAAAAAAACTTCATCCTTTATATCTTTACTATAGCAACGCTGATTGAGCTGGTTGTAATACGTAATTACTCCATGTATTTCTTGTCTTCTCCAATTGCTAGGAAGAGGAATTATTTTGTCAATCAACCTTGATACAAAAACATTATCCAATTCTCTTCCGCATTGTATCTCCATTGGATTTCTTGGAGCTACTCCGCCGTTCGTCATACGTTGATATTCAAAGTAATGAGGATTGTGAATAACACCTGATTCAATCTTTAACGTATTCCAACTAAAAGCTGTGTGGCACTCTACACAATACATCTGATCGCATCCTTCTATCTTAAATATTAGTGATGTACATTTAGGACACGGCTTTGAATCTTTTTCCAGTAATTTTACTGATTCGATAGTGTCTTTGTTACACTCGTGAGCCTCTTTTTCTTCCGTCGAAAAACCCTTTACCTCACGACAATCTGAACAGACCCAACAATTACATAATCCACACTTTAACGCACTAGACAAAAATCCATGACAATCACCATTTGGACATTTTCTTACAAACTTTTTTCTCTCAACTAGAGCATCGCCTTCCTTTAATTCTTTCAATTCTTTCTCTAATTTAGGTAATTTTTTTCGAATCATAGCAATTTCTTGCTTTAATTCTTCCATTCTAATCTCTCGTTCGACGTGAGGCTGTGTTGCTTGTAGAAATCCCATTTCACGTTCTATAAGCAAATCTTCGCGGTAATTTCTGTAATCTTTAGTCATAAATGTTTTACCCAGCTGTTCTAATAGAAAATTTCTGTCCCAAGAAACTTTGCAAGACATACATACTGGTTCTTCTTTGCTTCCCATCATATACTTCTTTATGCAGTCTCGACAAGACTCAAAATCACAGGCGCAGCACTTTACTTCTTTTCTATTAACTTTGTTATAAAATTCAGCACATATATTACAAGAACGTTTGGTAGTCATTTATTATTTCTTATTTCTTTGCTATAAAATTCAATTTTTTTTATAATATTGTATATAAAAAATGTCATTACGAGATAAAATTAAACAAACAGAAGAAAATATTAGAAGATTTAGACAAGCGGAAGAACATAAACTTTTACTTGAATTACAAATAGAAGAGGGTATACTTGTAAACAGATTACTGGAAAGAGAGGAACAAATACGTGAAATGTTAGCAGAATTACAAGAAGAAGAAGAAGAAGAAGAAGAGTTAGAAATGGATGGGTTGTCAGAACCAATTAGTCAAGACAGAATAGAACAAAGAAGACGTATATACGACGGATTAGAGCATATACAAGATTATGAAGTTAGACTTCTAAAAGAATTACGAGAGAAAATAGCTATGATAAAATCACCTGAACATGTAGAAGAAGAGCAAAGACGTCAAGACGAATTAAAACGTATACAAGAAGAAAGTAGACGTCAAGACGAATTACAACGTAGACAAGAAGAAGAGCAAAGGCAAGTTGCTTTTTATCGTAGACGTCAAGACGAGCTCAGACTTCAATACGAAGAAAGTAGACGTAAAGACGAGCTCAGACGTCAAAACGAATTACAACGCAGACAAGAAGAAGTTAGACGTCAAGACGAATTACAACGCAGACAAGAAGAAGTTAGACGTCAAGACGAATTACAACGCAGACAAGAAGAAGTTAGACGTCAAGACGAATTACAACGCAGACAAGAAGAAAGTAGACCTCAAAATTGGTCGTTTGAAGTAGCTAAGGAAATTGATCGAATGTATGGCGGAAAGACACCACAACAATTACGAGAAATGGAGAAATCTCTTAAAGAAGAAAGAGAGTGGTATAAAAATTTTGGACGATAGAAATAAATTATTTAGTAACTGATTTTTTAAATCCTCAACATAAACAATTTGAGTATGATGCTATTTTGTATCATTCCAAAAACAAATGTTTGGAATGACTGGACTTGGAGGGGCTTGAACCCAAGACCTTCGGCTCAAAATCACAGGCGCAACACTTTACTTCTTTTCTATTAACTTTGTTATAAAATTCAGCACATATATTACAAGAACGTTTGGTAGTCATTTTCTTATTTTCTTATTTCTTTGCTATAAAATTCAATTTTTTTAAGTATTGCAAAAACTACATTTTTAACTCATCTTTATCTTTCCATATTGACCAATTTCTATTAATAGGATTTTCCCAACAGTTATTAAACACAGTAGCAATATCTTGTAAAAAACGGTTTTCTTGTTCTGTTCGTGTATGCATGGATGCATATAGTAGAGATTGCAATATAGTATATATATTATGATATCTAATCTCGTAAGAGAGAATATTCTGTATATACAACTGAATAGATATGTTTCCAACTTTAATAGTTGATTCTGGAACCCAAGTTGTTAGTTTATATTGGCTTGGATTTTCAAGTAATGAAATCTCTATTTTAAGGCCTTCAACTTTTTCAGGGTCTGTATTATTAAGATATTCAAAATATGACAATATAGCAATTACTGTATACTGTGGTAGAGTAAAATTTGAATCCATCGTATCTATTTGAACACCAACCTTCTCTAAAAAACTAGCTGGTAAAATCCATTTGCCAGAATAATCAATCGGTTTTGCCAACCCTATACTTTGCATAAATTTTGTAAGTTCAGGTTCATCCATTTCCATTTCTTCATTGTAAAAACTTGTCAACTCGTCACAATTGTGAGCATCAAACATACGAAAGATTTGCTCTTTCTTTTGTTCTACCAAATTTTGAATCAGTGGGTCTAAAAAAGTAGAATATTGGTTGTATTGATAAGATGAACGAGCAATACAAATTAATCTCATTAAATAAGATTTAGAGACATTCAATGTTGTAGATATTGTGATTTTATTAAACCATGTTTGCAAATATTCGAGCGCCTCATTGGGAATTTTTATTTGTCCATCAGAAACATTAAATAATATATATCTCGACGATATAATACGTGGTAAAGTCGATTTATTAGAAAACTCAATAGGTTTTGTAAAACCTATACTTTTCATAAATTTTATAAGTTCAAGTTCATCTTCATGTTCATCCATTATCATATCCAATTCCTCATTGTAACAACTTGTGAACTCGTCGTGATTGTAAGCATTAAACATACGAATGATTTGCTTAATTTTTTTTTCTATAAATTGTTCTTGAGATGGATCTGGATCAGTAGAAAATTGGTAGCATTCATAAGATGCAATAGCAATACAAATTAATCTCAATAGATAAGATGTAGACACATTAAATGTTGATATAGTTTCAGAAGGGTTACTCATGTCATCAGTCAGAAGAGGAAGCATATTGATTCGGTGCGACCATGTTCTCAAATAATAAAGAGCGTTATCGTTGATTTTTATTTGACCATCAAGAGTGTTGATTATTATATATGACTTAGTTGATATTAATAAACTATCAGATATAGGAGTTTTTGTTGGGTTACGACGTTCTTGTCTTTTTTGCTTATCACGTGGAATTTTTCCTATATACTTTTTACTTGACTCAAGTGATTGTTCCATTTTATTTATAAATGTTTCAGATAATTTATAAAAATTGTTTCTTAACAAATAGTAAAATCATTCCAAAAACAATGTTTGGAATGAGTGGACCTGTTGGGGCTCGAACCCAAGACCTTCGGCTCATAAGACCGACGCTCTACCGACTGAGCTACAAGTCCCCAAAGTCTTTCTGTGTACAGTTTTTTCAAATAAAAGTTGAATTTTTAATTTGCTGGATGTACACGACTTTGGGGACTACACACTTTCTCTCTGCTCCTCCTCTACTACTCTATAGAAATACTATCTTTAAATCTTAATAAATAGAATTGTCTCAATCAAACCCAAAGTCTACTACAATCGTTTAAAACAACTCTTATACACTCACGATGAAAATCTTCATCAAAAGAGATAAAATATTCAGGTGATATAGGGTATAATTCATGTAATAGTCTTTTAGATTTAATTGGTTTATCATCTTGAAATTCGTCTATAGAATATGGTATTTTTACTATTTCACAACTACGTTCTAAACCTTTTTTTATCAAAGAAAGTTCATGAAATTGTTCATTTAGTAGTTGTAACTGTTCTCGTAACATAGGAGTATTTGCTTTACATATTCTTACATGTTTATGCAAAGATGATTTTAACGTAAATTCTGTTCTACAAAAACAACATGTATATTCTGTATTTATAGGTTTATTTTGCTTAACGAGGCAGTATTTTGCGGTCTTTTGGTGTTGATTTAACGACGATGTTGTTTTTAAAATAGTTCCACAGTACTCACACTCCATTTTGATACTTGAAATCTCATATTTAAATGTTTTTAAAAATAAATAACAACTATAAACTTAAAGATTTCTATTTATATAATTAAAATAGAAACTGAAATGACAACTGTCGACCTGAAAAACGATCAGTTGCCAAATAACAGACTTGAAGTCTTTAAATCAAATACTAAATTAGTAAAAGCATCGGATGGTTTGTTTAACTGCTCACTAAAGCTACTTGATGGATCTTCTATTACCATTCCAATGAGAGAAGATGGTATGATAAATGCAACTATGTTATGTAAAGCACATGGTAAAAAATTATTAACAAATTATACTAGAAATAAAGAAACAAAAGAATATTTAGAAGAATTATCTAGTGATATGCGAATTAGCATAACACAATTAATAGAAGTTTGCAAAGGAAATACTTCTAAGTTTCAACAAGGAACTTGGGTTCATCGAAAAGTCGCTATACATTTGGCTCAATGGTTATCACCTAGTTTTGCAGTACAAGTATCAAATTGGCTTGATGAACTTTTTATTACAGGAAAAGTTGAGTTAGGTCAAGAAAAATCTAATAAAGAACTAGAGAATAAATTTCAAGAACAAATTAAGTTATTGACGCAAGAAAAACAACAAGCTATAAAAGAAAAAGAAGAAGTTATACTAGAAAAAGCGACTATTACTCGTCAACTCACATCAGTAACTAAGAATCATAATGAAATGCTTAAAAGACGTAGACGAGGAGTGTATGAGATTGGCAATGTGGTCTATATATTGTCACACGTAGCTTTTACTACTTACTACCAAGATGACTACTATAAAATAGGTATATCGACACAATCAATGACAGAAACAACTCCTGCATTTAAAAATAGATTAGCATCATACAAGCAAGGTGCTCCTTGTGAATATAAAGTTCATTACTTGATATATGTAGAGAATAACAAATTAATTGAAGATATACTCAAATTAAAATTCAAAGATCAGCTTAATCC